ACCCAAACTTGGAGAGCTTGATCTTGGAATTTCAGTTCTCTTTTTTCTTGGCCCTTCATCTTGCTTATTGTTTGGCCGACCGCCCTCTTTGATATCAGTGTTTGTATTTTTTTTATTTTCTGATATCTTAGCTTGCTTTTCCATTTTTTCCATATCTTGCTGATGGTTTGGATTGTGATATGGGCTTGCCTTTGGAGGACCGGAACTGTCTCTTTTGTCTAGCTCTCTTTTAATTCTAATATTTTCAATCTGCGGAATTTCCTTGAATCTTTCAAGTAAAGTCTCATGGCTAATTATGTCTCTATCTGCAAGTTGGATTAATAGATTTTTTTCTGAAGCTTCATCCGAGAGAGTCATTTGATCAAACTGTATATGGGCTTTATATCTAAAACCCATAGCTTGTCGAACGATTTCTAGCTCTTTTTCCCAAAATGTTATTAATTGATCTCTGCCATACTGTAGTCTTTCAACAAGAGTCTTTAGCGAAATGAAGTTATTTGTAAAACCACCACCATTATTAGCCATGCCAGTAAGTGTTGGTGGAACACCGAGACCAGCATAGATGCTATTTAATACGGAAGTATACTTCTCAGATCCTAAAAATTTGTATACTTCGCTACTAGATTCTTGGAATGATAATTCTGGACCCCAAACTAACTCCATTGTTCCGCCGCCGACGTTGCTAGCTAAAATATCTCTTAATTTATTGATTGCAGCTTTGTTTGGTAAAATTTTATGATCTAAACTACCAAGTGTCCAAAGTCTGATATTAGAAATTGCGCCATCTAAAGCGGACATATCTGCCAATCTCATTTTTTCAAGCATTACTATGTCATCAAGAATAGCATAAATCATGGGATTGGCCCACTGTCTCCAATCGTCCTTTTTGTAATAGAAAATACTTAGTCTTTCTGGATCTAGTGATATTTCTTTATCGCCTCTTAAAAGACCCTGCTTTACAGGCTTTGGCAATGTTTCAAGCACATGGTTTGGTATATTGCCAGCCCTAAACTTGTCGAAAAAAGAATTTGTAGATATACTATAATTCTTAAGACCCATAAATAAAGATAAGTTACCATCTTGATTTTTTACAGTGAGTGGATTAAAAAAGTTATATCTCCAAGGTATTTCGTCGGAAATAGCATTAGGGACTTCAACTTTGATATCTTGAGACAAAGCCTTCATGTAGCTTTTTAGCTGTGGGGTTACTTTGGCATAGCTCCTATAAATAATCACATTACCACATCTATATAGGTTGTTGAGGAATCGTTCTGATCTTTCTTTTCCGCCGACGTTTCTAAACCACTGCTGGTAAAATTTTTCGACACTTTTATCCCTATGAACTATATTTATTCCTTGACTACCAAAATCGCCCATGAGATCAATTATATTACGAATTATGCCAACTTTATCATAGGCATCCATGCACATTTTAATGATGCGTCTTTGCTGTTGAGGAACAGCTTCGTCTGGTCGAAACGCATAGTAATCGTGGGACGTAAAACCCGGCCTAACAGATCTATTTGGTTCGATATCTATAAAATGTCTGTAGTGAGAACCCTGACTTTTATTTACTCCTGTATATGAATTTATATTTTCAGAAAACTCAGACATAGCATTAGCTTTACCGACTTCGTCTCCGTCATTCCAAGTTATTATGTCTTTTTCGCTCATAATTGCCTCAATTGAATTGTTAATCTGATTGATATAAATTAATACACATCTTTCATGGCGTCATTGAACCAGTTTGGCGCATGGAACATTTTTTCGTCCTTTTTGTCTTGTGGGGAAAATTCACCTGTAGCAAAACCTCCATAGAACTTATATTCTAATGGTACTGGTAATTTATTTATACTTCTAGCGGCCATATTTGCCATAAGCAATGCTGAGTATCTATCTTTTCTCATTTTTTTCTTTCTACCGGTTCCAACTACAACCTCTGGAGTATCCCACCTATCTCTACCAGCAGAAGTTTGCGTCATCTGTATCATAGATAATTCATCTTTTAGGTCTTCTATCTCAGAGACACATTGCTCAAGAGTATCATAAAGCCTATTGCTAGATTGATCATCATATTCAGATAAAGAAAGACTGAGTGGATCAAAAAAAGGAAATATTAAAGCCTTGTCCTCAAAGTCTTTTCTCAAGCCATGATTAGCTTCAGAAAGCCAGTCATGTCTGGCAAACTGACACATCTCAAGTATATGTAAGCCCTGTTCATCATCTGTATCTTTTTGTTTATCTTCATCAATAGTTGGCCATATTGCGAATTCTCCAGATCGTATTTTATCTTGATCGTGCAATGACTCCATTACTGCTATTCCGCCACCCTGAGCGTCTAAAGCTATATGGATACATGGAAAAAGAATCATAAGATCCCTAATTTTTCTGGCACAATAAGCATAAAAATCAGTTTCACTTACTTGACCTGCCCTTATTTTATTTTTGTGTTCAGATCTATTAGTAGTCCAGCAGTGTACTATCTTTCTGTAAGATGGATTGAGTTCTAAGATAACAATACTAAAGTTATCGACTTCCGAAGCGGGGTCTACTCCAAATACATACTTTTTATCTTGCTCTCCCCTAACCATGGCCTCAAAGTGAATAGGTTTTCCGTCAGAATCTTTAATTGTATTTTGATTGGTTAGGACGCAAGATTCTATTAGAGAACGCTTGAAAAATCCTTGACTATCCCTGGTGAAGCAAGCTCCGTATTCCATTTGATATATACCGGTATGTACTGTAGCCTTAGATCTAGCAACTTGGTCTGCGTCCATGAAGCCTTTGGGAAGAAGCTCGTAAGGCATTCTTATTATTGAATATTGAGTCCAATCAAAATCTTCTGGAACATCTCCGTTGAATATTTCTTTTAGTTTTTGATGATCACCCCTGCTTGTTATAATAGATTTCCATTTCTTCCAATAGTCTGCAAAGTGATTAAAATCATAGTATGCAGTTCCAGAAAGAACAATTTGATTATCTTTTTTCTTTTGGGTTATATCTTCTTCTTTTAGTTTAACTCCTAGTTCTTTGGCCTTTTTCTTGGCAGCTAGTTTTTTTACATTATCTATAGGGTTTGAACTCACTGCCGCAAAACCGGCCACAACATTTTCAAAAATTTCTCTTGGAATAGATGCAAATTCATCAGCAATAATATCATTCGCTCTCTGGCCTCTGATTTTTTGACCATCGCCAAGAGGTAAACAGGTTATAGTGCTATTATTTATTTTAAGAACACACCTATCTGTATCCCTTCTTGGACCACTATCTGAGTCACAAATATCTCTTAATAAGGGAGATGATCTCCATATCGTTTCCATATACTCAAACAGAACTTTGGATTGCCTAAAAGCAGCACCAACAATGACAACCTTTCTGTTTGGTAAAAGTAAAGCTCTAAGTATGGCGTATAACGATAGCATGAAAGATTTACCAAAACCTCTGCTAGCAATTAACATGGGAAATTTTCTTGACCAAAGCTCATTTAAAAACAAAGCTTGAGATGGCAAAAGGTGGATGTTGAGAATATGTTCGCATAGAAAACAAAAATATTCTGGTTTAGACATAAGCCAGGTAAGCCTCAGATGAAAATCATCATCGCTAGACCTCAGTATGGAGGTTGGATTAAAGATATCAGTATCTATATGATCCAAGCCAAGCCAAGCTTCGTCAATAGTTTTTAATTTAGTTTGTGCCATGAGTCTATTATTTTGTCAGCAAATCCATAATAAACAGCGTCTGACGCATTTAAGAACCAGTCGCCAGATTTTAATTTTGTGTTAAGATAGTTTTTGATTTTGCTGGTTGGTGGATTTTTACCATATTTTTCTACAAAGAATTCTCCATGTGCGCATCTAGATGAATATATGTCCATCATAACATCGCATAAATATTTTTCATACTTAACCCAGTTTTGAACATTAAGATAGTGTCCTCCAGCTTCTGTACTTCCATAGTGAGACATGAAGTATGTATTTGGAGTAATTAATCTCTTGTCCGCTGCCTGTAGTATTATACTACTCATAGATTCAGCTTGGCCGTATGCGATTATTGTTACATAGCATCTAGACATACAAATTGCATCATATATAGCCATACCATCGTTCCATTCTCCACCGATGCTTTGCATGTGTATTAAAATTGGATTTTGAGACTTAAGTTCTAATATTCTCATATTTTTTATGAACATATTAGACATTTTATATTCAACGCCTGGATTTATATTATCGTCGGATTGATAGCTATTATGTAAAAAAATTTCTCTAGTATCTATATTACAACTGTAATTATGTAAATCGTGTAATAAGTCTTTTTCGTTCATAATTTTATTTCTTTCTTCCGATAGTATACATTTCATTAATTCGCTTGAAAATGCTGCTAACAGCAAGGAATGCTGTATGTTTGTCTCCGCAGAAGAGTACGTGTATGTCATTGTATAACTCAAATTCTATTAAGCACTTTAGCATATACTTTCCGGTTATTTTTAATGAAGCTTTATTTTTTACTGGTATTCTAGTGTCTTTTGGAAATTTTATAAGATCCTCAAGGGAAAACTCAAGTATTAAATACTTATGAGGAAAAGGTTGCATCCTTTCTATCTCATTCATAAATGCGTATTTTTTTTGACCTAGATTAATAGCTAGTTCTTCAACACAACCCTTTCTTTCTATGCATATTTTATCCTCTAATCCTTTTATAGAGTAATCGCCTGTATCAAGTTTATTCTCTACCATTCCTGCACAAGTATTGAACTTGCTAAAAAAATAGCCATCCTGTTCTCTGGTGTCTTTAATAACAGTGAATTCTGGTGCTTGTTTATATTTTTCCACTTATAATCTCCCTGAATAGAACTTCATAATGAATTTCTTTGCCAGTTATTGATTTGTGACAATATTTGCACAATGTTATTCCGTTTGAAGGTTCGTATCTAAGTGATGAAGCGCGAGACCATTTTTGTATGTGGTGTACATTTAAGCTTTGTGTGTTATAACAATTTGGCATTTGGCATTTGAAACCATCTCTTTTTAAGACCGAGGTTCTGAATTTTTTATAATCTGGATCGTCATAGTTTCTTTTCATAGTGAATAAATCTTTTCTATGCGTAGATTATATTTCAGTTTTTTGCATAGTATTCTATTTTCTATTGTTTTACCATTATTAAGTATGATCTGTATCATGCGAAGAAGAATTTTAAAACATGCATCATCTGGATCTTTAGCCTCTACGAAAACAAGCATGAATGGCTGAGTGTATTCCTTCATGTCTAAGTCTAATAATTCTAAATATAGATCAGAAATATCAATAGATATTTTATAGTTGCGCATCCAACATAAGTTTTACTAACCCCTCCAAGTTTGTTTTGGGTTGCCAGCCCAGTTTATTTTTGGCTTTTGAACAATCTCCTCTCAAATAATCTACTTCTGATGGTCTATAAAATTCTTGGTCTATGACGTAAAGGTCTCTATAGTCAGTTATTCCAGCGCTATAAAAAGCTATGTTTAAAAATTCTGCTATTGTATGAGTTTCTCCAGTGCATATAACATAATCTTGTGGAATATCTTGTTGTAGCATTAACCACATGGCCTCTACATAATCTCCAGCATACCCCCAATCTCTAAAAGACTCTAGATTGCCAAGTCTAAGCTTTGGAAAATCATGACTTTTACCACTATGTATATAATCAGCTATCCATTTAATAATCTTTTGTGTAACAAAGTTTTCGCCCCTGCGTGGACCTTCGTGATTAAATAATATACCGCAGCTAGCATGTAAACCATAACCGCAGCGATACAAGCCAACGGCATAATGAGCAGCACACTTAGCAATTGCATACGGAGACTGGGGCATAAACTTAGTGTTTTCATTTTGGTATTTATCTCCGTTGTTATCTAAGTCATAAGAACTACCAAACATTTCGCTTGAAGAAGCTTGATAGAACTTAACATGTCGCATATTAAGATCTACAAGGCTCTGTAATAGGTTTAGACAGCCTTTTCCAGTAATGTCCCATGTAAGGGCTGGTTGCTTAAAAGAGGTTGCTACATGCGACTGTGCCGCTAGATTGTAGACTTCATCAACATCTTCGTTATCTTTAAATATATTAATTACACTACTTACATCCGTAATGTCTCCCTCGACTAATTTGAATCTTTCATGATTTAAGATGTGTTTTATTCTTTGTGTGTTGTCCGTGCTGCAACGTCGAGATATGCCAACAACTCCATAGCCTTTATTTAAAAGTAAATCTGCAAGATGGCTTCCGTCCTGTCCTGTAATTCCAGTTATGATAGCTTTCATTTATTCATCCCGTCAAAAAGATAAGAATATTGTTTATAATTTCCCCAATATTGATCGTCTTGATATGTTTTAGTGGTAGAGTATATGCTGTAATGAGAAGTGAAGTGCCTTCCGTGATTAACATGAAGACTTGTATTCTCACACAACCAAGTTGCTATTTCTTGTTGGGGTTCAACTAATCCGGCGTTATTAACTAAAGCATTTGGCAATATTGACATAAAGTGATCTATAGCTTTATCAAATTTCATTGTTAACTGAGAGTGTGGCTTGTCGTGCTGATTTCTCTCTTGAAATCCATGTTTACAGAGACCCTTGTAGTTCATGTTGCATATTGCATCTTCATTGAATTCTGGATAATCAAAATATCCCTCTGGGTATAGAACATCACTTTCTAAG